TTTTCATATACCCATACAAGCTCAATGGTCATACCAAGATTATCTATGTCGCAATCATAGACATTATCAAGATAAAGTTGGAACTCCTTCAGAGCACCAATATCTCCACCGTTAATACCTTTCAAGACACATACACCATCCCTACTGATTACACTCCCTTCAATGAGGTTAGTATACGAATCTCCTTTATATAGTACAGCACGCAAATTTATCGAACCGTTGTCCAAATCGTTCTTTAGTCTATCCAGTCCATTAACTGTAAGTTTACCGTAACCTCTTCTACCAATATACTTGTTATCTATGTCAGTCGTCTTGATTGCAATCAAATCCCAATATGAATTTTCATCAACACCTAGGTGATGAATACTGTTGACAGTAACCATAGTATCACTATTAATAGAAACTCCAGTATTAGGAATAGCCTTAGTCATATTGATATATGCTCCGACCTCTGCAACCTCACTTTCTGAACCATACTTGATACTACGCATTCCTTCATCATCTGCTATCCTATAAGCACCGCTTTGTACACACCTCATAGCAAGCTGGTTATTCCATTCCAAAACTGGATTCATCGTTCTTACCTTCTGTAACATTTGATTGAACACAAAACTCTTCAATCCCTCTATTTGCTGGTTAAGTTCCGGAACATTACTTTCCTTTCTGGTATATCGGACACCATCAAAGTAGACGTAATTACAGCATAAGACACGATTCAATAATTCAGCAAACCACACAGGGCATCCCATCCCATTTCCAAGCGTGAATAATACTGTTGTATATTCGTGGCTGAATAGCTCAACAATATCCTCATCAGAGGTCACGAACTGCTCATTATCCACACCGAACGTCCATCCGTTATCTTTGAAACCACCAGGAACGCGAAAATCAAAAAAGTATTGCATCCCATCTATCCACCAGACAGCATCAAGACGCTGCTTATTATCTTTCATTGAATACTGAATAAGGCTGGTTTCTGATAACTCACATTCATCGTCCGTAACTTTAAAAATCTCACTCGTATTCCCATTAACTGTTACAGTATAGTATCCACATGGAAGCAATGAAATGTTATAGAAATAAAGAATCTTATCATCATTCATCTTCCATGAGCTTAATGATACAGGTGTAGATATATTACTTAAAAGATTATTAATGTATACTATAGGCTCCTGCTCTTTGGCTGTCAAAATCAATTCAACAAAAATCCTGTCTGTACGTGCGAATAATTGCACATATTTACTCTTCGCTCCAAATTTATCGGTAGACGGAGAAAAAAACAGTGGGGTAAACGGGCTTATAATCATATTTCTAGGCTTTTGTTATTGAACGGACAAATAAATCATACTTCACTCCCTCGTTTCTCTCAACTGTACTACTCACCTCCTTGATGTAGCCCTCGTAAACTAGATCATCTTTTAAGATTTTAATCGTTTCATCATCTGTTGGTGGAATATCTTCATTATAAGTTGTGAATGAAACATCTCCACAAGTTATAATACCACTTTCAACGTTAAAATCATCTTTCATTCCTATACCATTGACAACAACATCACTATTACCGTCAGAAGAAGAATAAGATAGTTTTTTAGTGAACATACCAATATAGCCGGCATTTGCTTGCAATATGCCTCCTTGCCAATACATGGTATTAAACATCGTTTCAGGATCAAGTACGCCACTTATTTCCCAACCGCTCCTTATAAGCCTATACTCTTTATATGTTTGTACTCCGCCATTATCATGTAATGTAGTACTGGCACAAACAAAAAACACATCATTGTCACTTTCACTATCCGTTGTATCTTGGCCTCTCTTTTGCGATAAGAATTCAATTCCATAAACATCAGCACGGTAAGGGCTAATCAACTCTAATACATTATCAGTTATATCAATGCCAGTAGTATATTCAGTAGTAAATCGGAATTCGTCACGACCATTCATACTTTCATAGTCCTGTTTATCATATCCTACCCTAACCAAAGAATATATTCTTGATGAATCAACCTTATACTCAAAACTAGAAAAGCTGCTATTTAAATCCTTTACATTGTTATCACTAAACAATTTGTCCCGGTGTTTAAAAAAAACAGTGACACCATTGATCACAGGCACAAAGCCAAAAACTGTTTCCATCCAGTTTTTAAACTTTGTATAAGAAGTATATAGCTTAGCTTGGGGGATTCCACGAATACTTTCAGCAGCTAATATCACGCAATTATCTAACCTTTCATCAACACCTGAAGCTATTTCACCATAGATACCTTCATTTCCACCATTCATGCTTTTAAGCAATCGGTTTAACACATCAATAGGTCTTATTGCATCCACATAGATAGGGTTAGCTCGAGAAGTAAAGCGTGTCTCAAATTTGAAATTACGAAAATAAATATTGCCAGTAGAAGCATTAACTCTGTTAAATGTTACCTTCAAATCCAAAAATAAAGCCTGCCCTTTAGTCAGATGAATCTTGATGGATTCATTCAGATTACTTGGAGTAACATCCCCCTTATTATACCCCCATCTTTTCAACTCGACTAAACGACCATCTTCGTAACGCCCACCTAGAACAATTTCAGCTTTAGTTGTATACGCATCACTATAACTGATATAGTATTCAAAACTAAAATTCAATACTATATCAATGTCGGACAAGGCTTTAACAAATACATTTGGATCATCTTTCGATTCCTGTGGTGCATCATAAAACTCAAGAGGTGAATCCCGTGACGGAAGTTCACCACCTGAAATATATAAGGGAAGCGAATATGTTATAGCTTCTACATATATTCCTTTGTCAATTACAATATATTGCAAAGAAGCATCATTTTCTACAGTATTACCACCTAATGTATGCGGTTGACTATAATTCATACTTACAGAATCATAATAAAGCTGATATACATCTTTTATCTCATCTACCGAATATTCGTACTGCGTTCCTTTGTTAGCCTTTATGATATTAGCGACACTATCATCTATCGAATTAATAGAAACAGTATTTCCATCATAGGTCAATGAACCGAAATCCAGTCGGCAACTGAAGAATTCTTCATAAGTATGAGAATTAGTTATAGTATAAACAGTGATACTAGCATTAGAAGCCAGGTATTTGCTCAAATACTCCTCCAATATGAGATCATAGGCTTCTCCCACAAACTGGAATTTTGAAGTAAAGGTTCTAGTTATTCCTTCAAGTCCGGAGCGTTTACGGGAAAACTTTATTTCATCCCAATTCTGAATACAAGATTTGGGAATATCATAAGAAATACTATCAACGGTAAGTACATATTTACAAAGCATTTTAACTCCTTTTGAACGTTCACGAGCAAATATATAGAAAAAGCCAACCGGTTTCCCGATTGGCTAAATTCTTGAAAATCATGCTTTGCTAAAATGCAATATAACTATCTGTTTTTCAAAACAATATCTATACCAAGGAATAAAAAGGACTTTTCAATGTCCTACATACTAATCTTTCCCTTTTAAAATGTCATAGAAATGTTCTACAGGTTAAATATGCATTATAAAAACAATTATATTAATGCAGAAACAGTACGTACCCCTTTAAATAGTTTCCCTAGTTCCTTATGTTTAGTAAAACACCAACCATGAACTTTTAAAAATAAATCTAATTCTGCTTGTTTAGGTTTAGCCGTATATGCTCCTAATACATTCTTCCTATTTGTTTTAAATTCAATATCTGACAATTTTATTGCCGGTATATTGCAAATTGTATATATAAATGGAGAATCAATTAACTGATATATTACCTTATATATTTCAGGAGGAATGTAATATGCATATTTCACTAGAATTTCTCTTCCTCCATCTATCATTCTTTGATTCTCGGAAAGTAAATATCTTTCCCAAGATATTTTTGGGGTAACAGGAGCAATAGCATCAAGTTGCAAAGAATCATAAATTCTTCGAAATTCATCTTCCAAGAAAATACCTTTATCTGTTTTAGGGGCATAATATCCACAATCACGGTAAGCCGTTTGCCAAAAGCTAATAAATTTATTACACCAAAGAGTTACATCATTATATGCCGCAAACTCAAGCGGTTTTTTCTTTCTAACTTCAATTCTTCGATATAATCTATCAATTACCAAAACTGTCAGAGCAGTCGTGCTCACATTTACAAAAAGGCTTATTCCTATATTATTAACAAGTTCTTCTTCTCTCAACATCAATACAAAAGAAAAAATCAATAGTGATAATATCACTAATATTATCATTTTATAGTCATTCCAAAAATCTTTCATATCTATTCTTTTCAAAAATATATCTATTAATCCAACAATAATTTATTCACCAATTCACCCAATAGCATTAAACTCGGATATATTACAAATATAAGTTTTTTTTGTATATCCACATAGAATATACTTCCATAATTCATTCTATTGCTATAAATTTACAAATATAAAGACCCTCAAATTTTGTAATTCAGAACACTTTGCAGGTTATTATGAGCATATATAAGTTACCATTTTGAAACCTTACTCATTATTATCCTATTTCTTGAAGTATAAGCTTCCTGCCAGAAGAAATACGACTTCTTACAGTTCCAACAGGAATGTTCAGGATTTCACTTATCTCATCATAAGAATATCCACTAGCATAATACATCACACTATCAATACAACGGGATTTTTTAGCACACCGTTGTATTGTGGAAACCAAATCATCAAACAGTATTGAATGAGCTGTACAGTTAGAAATGGCACTTCCGTCTACCATATCAAGCCCTGTAAAATGTATAAGGGAATTTCTATTGTATCTTATTATATAAGTATTCCTCATTATAATAAGGCACCACGGTTGAAGTGGTTTAGAACAATCAAATTTATCACGATTCACAAGTAGCTTATAAACTGTATCACCGGCTAAGTCTTCAGCATCTTGCATGGAACAGCAGAATTTTCTTGCCACCTTTAATATCCAAGGATATATTTCTGATAATTCCTTTTCAAAGTCCATTGTCAGCCCTCCTTATTAGGTGTATCTTCGGTTCGCCATTAATGCACCTTTCCACGTATTCCCGGTGCATGATACTTTGCTCGTGCATTTCCTTAGCAGAACGCTCGATTGAACTAATAAGAGTGCCTATATCGGGGGGCAATAAGGCAATCATTTTTTTTACCTCGGACACTTCTGCTGTTATCCGATTACACTTCGTCTCTAATGTACGTAATTCTGACAATAAAACATTGTATAAATGCCTATTTATACAATGGATGCTGTTTTTTCTATTCATAAAAAAGTCGTTTGTGATTCTAAAGGAGATGTACAAACGACTGTATGAAATAATTCGCTTTAATTAAAAATTAATCGAATTACAGCATATATGTAAATACCAATATTATCATGTGCTTCTTTTTCTGAACGATATTTCAACATCAGCTTGATGAACGATATTCGCATAGACAGCAGCATTAATTACGCGGGAATCAATACTCATTTTAAAGAATGTCATTAGAAAAGCAATCTCAGCATCAAAAGAAGAACGAATTTGTTCAGGAGTAGCCTTACTTCCTTTATGTTCCTCACTGCGTCTTTCCTCATTCCGTTTTTGCTCAAAAATTGCAGAATGAAGTAAATAATCAATCTTCGATATTACTTGTTCATCACTCATATTTCGGGTATCTACATTTAGTTGACCCAATACCTGACGAACATCATCATAAAAGCCAAGAGAAACAAGAGCCTGACAAATACGAAGACTCAATAGTTTGGCACGTTCTTTCAGCATATCCTCTTTGTCCATTACCATAGCCTTCATATTTGAAGGATTAACAATACTTCTGTATTCGACAAGTAATTTAGACGCTATTTCTTTAAGCGTGCTTTCGGACATAGATTTGCAGTCCGAAAGCAAACAAGCATAGTTTCCGCATGAAAGTTCAATGAAATCACTCAATGTTATCTGATTTAATCTTTCAATCATGGCTATTTCAGTTTAGATAACTTATACAGTTCAAATTCACGGTTAGAAGCATCTTGGCGTTGCATTTTTAGACTCTTCATCAAAAGGAAATTTGTTCTATCAACCCTTTTTTCTAACCGGGAATAATCATTGAAAACAATGGTGTCACCGGAAGAAGATGCAAAATATGTCGGTGAAAATGTGGGAAAGTCCCAATCCGGTATATCAAAATTAGAGATATCTACCTTATCAACATCAGGAAAGACTTGCGCACCTTTAGGAATATCAACTAAAGTTGGAGTATCAGGAGTAATCCATGCTTTTCCGGAATACATGATAACTTCATGTTTACCGGCATCACCAACCAAAGCAGCACCGCCGGGGTGCCTATCATTACCTTTAGTACCTTCTGCATAAGAAGGAATAGGAGTGGCAAGAATTGTTGCTACTTGCATAGCCCCCATCGCCCCAATAACAGCAGCCATTACAGCACCGGCAATCGGACCTAACTGGAAAGCTTCCATAATACCACGAGCTGTTGCAATTCCAGTTTCTGCAACTTGTACTCCCTTATGCCAAACAGCTTGTTTATGGGCAATCTCTTGCTTTTGTTTTTCCAACTCCTTATTCTTGGCTTCTGTCTGATCCTTTGCTGCCCGTTTACGCGCTTCCGCTTCCTCTTCGGATATAGCTCCAGACTCTGCCAGATTCTCAATTCGTTCAATATCCTCATCATACTTTTCCTCATTAGCTTCCCGCTCTTCTTCTATTTTCTGAATCTGACCATCATAAATAGAAGAGACTAAGTTTCCAATAGCTCCCACAGCTTGAGATGCAGTTTGAAGCCATTTTTTCAAGTTCTTCTGACGTTCTTTCTGTGCTTTCTCATCCGCTTTAGTAACTTTATTGATAGCATCTATTTCTGTTTCTGCTTCTTTTTGGGCAAGGTCCGCTTTCAATTTTGCAAGTTTCTCCTCAAGTTTCTCCCTTTTGTCCGTACTCAAGTTGGCAGTAGCAAGTTCGGATTCCAAAGCGTCAATGGCAGCTTCCGAGGTTTTACGTACATAATCTAATTTTAACTGATACTCAAGTTCTGCATACTCCTGCTGGGTTATTTCCTTAGAAGCTAACTGTTTTTTAAGAGCAAGCGTATCCATAACATAGGCAGCATCCCGGATTTCCTGCTCATGCGCTGCATTCTCTGCTATTAATTGCACCTGATCGGATGCATGTCTTTCGTAAAGTTCTTGTTTCTTTTTTGCATATTTGTCATCAATGAGAAAAATATCTTCACCTGTTTTCTCCGCTGCATCAATTTCTGCTTCACGTTGCAATTCCAACTGGTGCAATTTCAAATCAAGTTCTTCCTGGGACCCCTTTTTTACAACAGCAAGAGCGTTCTCAACATCTTTCTTTTCACGGTCAGAATTATACTTAATAGAGAATTCATCTAATTTATCCTGCATTTCTTTCGCCAAATTCTGACGAGTAGCGATTTCTTCTTTACTATAACCCTTAACAGCAGCAATCTTCTTTGAGTACGCTAAACCAATTTTAGCAAGTTCCTTTTCTAAGCCTTCATCCATGAGGGCGAGTTCAGACTCTTGATAGGTTTCCTTAATCTTTTGTTTTTCCTTAGCAGCTTTCTCCAGTTCACGTTTTTCTTTATCTGTGAGAGGTTTGTTGAATGTACTTCCCGTATTTTCCTCTTGATAATCATTGGTAATACCTTTGATTTGCTCCATTTTTTCTTTCAATCCAGCAACATATGCAGTTTGCTCTTCAACAAGCTTGAAAGACTCATCTATGTCTTTTTTCATCTGATTAGTAGTTTTTTGAAGCCCTAGGCCTTGTTTCAATAAACTACGATTATTATACTCACTCCACTGCTTTTGGTTTCGTTTAGTATAAAGTTGCAATCTAGCTTCTTCTTGCGATAAAGTTCTTTCTAATATTTTAAGTTGTTCTCCTCTAGCTTTCTCAAAAGCTTCTGCACCATCAACTCCCTCTTTTCTATATTTCAAAGCGACCCTATCAATACTTTCCTCCTTAGATTTAACCCATTCCTTATCCAGTTTAGCAGCTTCTTGACCGTTACGGGCTGCATTAGCTAATCTTTCCTCGCCAAGTTCTTCTGCCGTGGCTATTACGGCACGCATAGAACGGACAAGGTCGGTAAATTCGTTTATTATCCCAGATAAAACGCCTGTGTTTTTACCTAAAGAGATCATCAGGGCTTCCCAAGCAGATTTTAAACCATCAATTGCACCTTTGGCATTATCTTCCATAGTATGAGCCATATCACCCAATTCACCTTCAACACCTGTTATTTGTTCGCGTAATGGAACAATCTTATCGGCAGCGGTAAGAAATGCATTGAAAGCAGCAACACTCCGTTTATCAGTCATTTCAAGAGTACTATTCAAATCTACTCCCTGCTCTTTCAATTTTTGTAATCCAGCCACCAATTCAGGCAGCGTTTTAACCGGACCACCTAACGACTTAGCAAGTACCCCGTTTGTATCAGCTAAATTTAGAAGAATATTACGTGTAGCAGTAGCAGACATTGAAGCGTCAAAGCCGGCGTCTGATAATTTACCTAGTAAAGCCAAAGTATCTTCAATAGAGAAATTAAAAGCCTTAGCTACCGGTCCAACGATTGGAAGTGCAGTAGCAAGATATGAAAACGATAACGCACTCTTTGTTGTAGCAACAGCCATTGCAGATACATAACGTTCTGTCTCACGAGTATCTGCATTGAACATTCTCAATGCAGCTCCAGTTAGCGAAGCAGCTTCCCCTAACTCTGCACCGGTAGCTTGAGCAAAACGTAAAACCGATTCTGTTGCATCTAATATTTCTTTCCGTGTAAACCCCAACTTGGCTAATTCTATCTGCAATTCGGTAGCTTCAGAAGCTGTATATTTAGTTGTAGCTCCCAACCTTTTAGCATCAAGAGTTAATTCTTTTATTTGGTCTGATGTGGTACCGAGTATTGCGGCAAGCCGGCTATTAGCAAACTCGAACTCGACAACACTACCAACCCCTTCCCGAAGTTTAGTAAAAAGAGCTACAACGCCACTTACAACAGCCTGTGCACCAATATATCCAGCTGCCCACCCTTTTAAACCAGCACCAACTTTACTTAACCCAGGAGCAAATTCAGAATTAAGTATCTTTCCTGCATTCCGAGCAATAATACCCATATTCTGCATGGACTTATTACCGTTCTGTATCTCAACCCATGCAGCCTTTACTTCTTCCCGGTATGCACCAATAGTCATTTTCTGTTGACTATATCGATCGGAATTTCGCTTTATGTAATCAGTGTTGATTCCAATAGTAGAATTAAGACGGGCAAGTGTACGAATATAGTTTTCATCCGTATCTTTCAAAACATCAACAGCCTTTTGCAGCTGCTTATTCATTTCCTTTGCTTGTGAACGGCTATGTACTTCCTGATTAGTCAAGGTAATAGCAGTTCTGACAAGTTTTAAACGTTCTTCTTCAGATAAAACAGCTTTCTTACGAGTAGTATTACCGGCATTCTGCGCTTTTGTCAAATTAGCTTCCGCTTTAGCAGCCTTTTCCAAGGACGCAGCATTATCCGAGTTTGCCTTGGTTAGTTTCTTCAGTTCAGCAGCAGATAATTTCTCTACATTTAGCTTTTCCTCTATCTTCTTACTGACAGTTTGAGTTATTTCAGACTGTTTTCTAAGAGCTTCGGTTAATTCAGCAGATGCAGAACCAGCCGTTTTTGCTTGAGTATTATAAAGATTACTCAACTTTTCAAGATCAGCAACGCCTTCTACATTTAGTTTCAAACCTTTTGCTAATTCTTTGGCCGCATTAACATAATCAGCCCTCACACGCTCAATAGTATTATCAAGCTCCACCAATTTCTGCAAATCGCTCTCATCAACGAAATCTTTTAATTTTAAATCTGCCATAATTACAGGTAATGTCTATATTCAACAATCTTTCCTTTTATCTCAACTCCTAGTTTATCAAAAGCATAGGTACCATCTTCTTTCTGATAAACGACATACATGCAACCATCCAAGACAGCTGCTTTCTTTGCAAGATCACTGATACGTTCCAGTTCACTCTGCATCTTTTTTATTTCGCAACCACAAGCCATTTTCTACCGATATCCACATTCTGAAAAGAAACGTTCCATCCAGGGACGGAGATACATAATATTAAAGTACTCTTTAGCTGTATCACCAATGCCTAAAATCTGCTCACCGTATTTCTTCTCAATAGAACTACCGTCCGTAAATCCTTTCGTTGAAAATCGAAGCCCGGAATCAATTCTATCGGCAGTTATACTATCATAGAAAGTACCAGTAATAAAAAGGTTAGGTACCTCAACCGGACGCGGTGGCAAATAAAGCATCTCACTTCTAAGAGGTGGAGTTATCCTCTCTTTCCATCGTTTATATTGTTCCGCACGGTTCTGCCAGGGTCCGGGCTCGTTAAAATAGGTGTCAGTATCATAATCGGGATTCAATAGATGTTCAGTACCGTCCAGACCGGAATATAATTGTTCCTGAATGCAATCAACGAGCACATTCTTATGTTCTTCCATACACCTAATACATTCCTCTTCAAACCCGGATGCAATGGAATGAATAACTCTATGTAATTCATCAAAATCTGCCATACAGTAAAAATATAACGGGCCGGGCTGTAATCACACCCCAGCCCGTCGGTTACTTAGTTATCGCATCGTACACTTCCGAGAGCTTCTTCTTACGGTCAGCTTCCTTCAGTTCCTGCCACACGACTTTAATGTGTGCATTAATAAACTCTTCCTTCGTCATGCCCTTCACAGCAGCTTCGACGAACGTAACATTATCTACCTTCATGACACCTGCTCAATACCTCTGATTCCTTTTTCATACAATACAGAAGGAGCTTTCAACGAAGGAACCGCCCCGGCTTTAGGAACAATGGTAATGATACCATCCGAATACGTAGCAGAAGTTACGTTATTCATAACTTCAGCAGCACCATCAGCAATAAGACTGCCAAATTCTTCTGTACGGTCATAACCACCAACAACTTCAACTATTTTGTAAGTATTTTCGGCCTCCAACTTTTGAAACACAACATCAACCAAGCCTTTAACGAAATTCTTGGGATTGAAGTCTAACTGCACGTAGTCAAAGTGCAATTGGCTGTCTTCCACATCTTCATGTGAAAAACTAACAGTCATCGCAGACTTAGCACTACTGGTCGGGTACTGTGTCACGGTCGGATAAACAGTAGACATCGGAATACCGGCAAGGATATCAGTGTCATCATTATAACCGATCAACATATTATCCTGATTCCAAAAGTAAACGTCCCATCCTTTATTGGCACATTTCAGAAGCTGGGCATTCAAAACCTCATCAAATTTCTTCAAAGTGAAGGTGTCTGTTTGAGCGCTTAGCCCGTTGTATTCACTTGCACCGTACCCTACAGCATTAACTTGGGGCTCTCCACCATTCTTGGCATACTCCAGGAATGGAAAAATAGGGTAAATACGCCCGGGACGGTCTGCATGGCACAATTCGAGCAATTTCTCACCTGTTATATCAGCAGGGAGTTTGACACCATGTTCCGCCAAGATAGCACCTTTGACTTTTTTCCAGTCAATACTACAAGCAGAACTACCAGTGTTCATCCGGGAACCCTTACACGTTCTAATCTTTCTCATTTTCTTCTACAATTAAGATTATTAATTTTTATTTCCATCGAGCGTATATTTATGGCATCAATCGGCTCGCTCACAGCCTCACCGGAATCTGTATAGGCTCCGTATCTGCCATATGAATAGTTTTCTGAATAACTATGTTTCACTTTTTCGTCATAGTCGCAGTCGAACCGAGAATCTTCATATAATACTTCCAATAAACGTTTATAGATTGGCCGAAGGATATTTTTAAAAGATGTAGTTCTGCGCATCTCATTGCTCCACTCTTTACAAGAAGAACAGGCTATAATTAACGAAACCTTTGCTTTTGAAAAATAATCCGCGTCACCTCTATCCTCACTAATTGGAGTGAATAGTGCAACCAATGGAAACTTCCTTTCAGACTGGGCAGAAGACTTACTGTATTCATCTAAAATATCTTTGATATATTGACTGCTACCGAAGATGTAATTCAACCTTGGGGACTTCACAACTTTAGTTCCCCCTTTCCCATTTGGATAGAGGATTTCAAGCCCTTCTGGAAGTTCCTTCTTTACAATCTCCTCAAACAGTTCTGTTATATCTAAATCTATCATAAATTGAAAGCATTAATTGGGGTCAAAAGATTCTTGGTTATTTGCACATCGAAAGGACAATCATTCGACATAGCCCATTCAACAAACTGTTTGTTCTTCTCTACCATGCTATTCCATGTGCTTACTTGTCTCTTCAAAGGAGCTACATATTCATTAGCACATTTCAAACGGACAAGCCCGGTTATTGTAGCTTGGGTGTTTGCGTCACGAAGAATATGATAAAAGACATAGTCAGCGAATGGTTCACACAGCTTCTCGCATAATACTGCATATCCGGACTGGGGGGCTTCCTTCTCTTCTGAAATATCAACTTCATCTGAAGAATCTTCCTTTTCCCGTTCAATAAGCTCCAAATAATCTGTGATAGCTTGGGAAAGAGTCACACCAACAACATTCCGGAGAAATTCGGGCTGAAATGCCTTAATATACCCATTTATCACCTCATTCACAGCAAGAGATTGGGGCGAAGGCATTTCAGCGACCGAAACATTCTCAATATGCCTGGGACCTGACATAAAATATGAAACATCAATCAACATAGCGATAGTTATTTAGAAGTCTTGCCTTTCCCGGTTTTCTTTTCATCTTCCACGGAAACGGCTTTATCATCTGTAACAGTTACCTCCTTGGCATCTTCCTCTTGCAAATCTTTTGAATCGGCAACCGGAAGATTCTTTTCATCAGAAGGCACCTGTACTTCAAGTTCTGCAATGCGAGCTTTCATTGTTTCACGCTCTTCTGTCAGTTCAACAATTGTCTTATCTTTCTCTGCAATGGATGCAGTAAGCCTGCCAATCTCTTCATTTTTCTCTGCAAGCATACATTCCAATGTCTTTCGGGCATCTTCTTCTGTAACAAGACCACATTCGGAAATAGGGATGAGTTGAATCATCCCTCTATTAATCCGAATGCGTTGCTCTTTAAGCACATTGGTTACATCCTTATCGTTACCTATAAGTATGTAATCCATAATCTTACGCTTTAGTTATTGCAGTTTTCAATGCGGACAAATCCCCATAAGCGAAAGCCCACGGCATATAAATCGGGAAGATAACTTCTTCTTGTGCCATCAATACAACCTCGTTGCAAAGCTTGGTCTCCACATCTTCAGCCCATTCAAGTGTCAAAGTGGTATAATCAACCAAATTTGCAGCTTGGTTAAAGTCACCCAAAAGATACTTACCGGGAAGAATACCACCATACTCGATAATCGGGCGACCGGCAATATACTTCACCCCATCAACCATTTTAACGATACCAAGATTACGTCCTGTCGTATCTTTCTCCGATTCCATACCGTTAACAGTCATTGGATTAAGAATAATGGCATTCGGAAAATACTGGGCATATGTCATTGCGGCGAAAGCTGTTTTCACTACATCTTCAGAGTTGGGTTCCTCAATGTTCTTAAAGCCGGCTTCATGAACACTGAATGTCATTTTATCCGTAGCAGTTTCAGCACCGGAGAACGCGACACCAGGAATAAGGATACGACCATCTTCCATTTTCACAAGAGCGTGTGTTTTGTTCAGTTCTGTAAGAACAGCGGCACCAGCGAACGTGATACTCATTCCATCAAGAATCAAATCCTGTGGTTCTGCAAACTCTACAATTACATCCTTATCACCGTTATATCCGGTAATAGCTTTTACAGCACCGGCGGCACCTGTAACAATGGCTGTACTAATAATCTTCTCTACAGAAGTCACCCCAGTATTATTGACAATACCAAGCAGATTCTCCCCGTTACCGTCACCAAACAAGATGTTCCAGTCTTCTGCCATCCAAACAGCTTCAGGAAGCATGTTCAAGATGTAGGAACGAATGTACACTCTTGATTTCAACATACGTTTTGAAATACGGATATGAGTACCAAGGCGCTTAGTTCCTGTCTGTATCTCTTTTACCTTGATACTTGATTCCGGTAAACGACCGTTCTCAGTTACAAAACGGGCATTGCGGTTGAAAGCATATACTTGCGCATAGGCGAGTTGAGGATATGCAGGATCAGCTGTCAGCGTCGTTAATACATCACGCATATGCAACTTTTTGTTGGCAACCTGAGTCACAACACGTTTCTGTTGTTGAGTAATCAACAAATCACCGGTGTAGTTGTCAGTCATGGAAACAACATCTTTCAAGGAGAAGCCGTCAAATTCTCCTGATTTGCGTGTTTTTCCTTCTGCGAAATCTCTGAATTTTTCAGAATCAAGCATCTCGTTCAACTTCTCATCGAACTTGTTGATAGTATCCATAGAAAGACCTTTCTGCTTCATTTTCTCGATACTTTCACCAAGAGTTTTAACTTGTTCTACAAGTTGCTCGTTGTCCTTTACCAATTGCTGGAACTTTTCTCCATCATAGGCTTTCAATAGATTATTGATGTCACCAAACTGTTTCGTTACCTCCTCCGGTGAAGCAAATCCTTCAAGTGACTTGTTAACTACTTCACACATCATGCCGGCGATATTTTCCATAAATGTTTTCTGTTCTGCCGGCAGACCGTCCGTTTTCAGATTAAAATCTGATACTGTAAATTTTCTAATTGGCATAAAATTTAAATTTTAAGTTATTTATTCTCGAAACAGCTATTCAAACTCTTGAAATCGAGTAAAGTGCCATTATCAGCGGCTTTAATCGTCACTTCATCGTTCCCATTTTCCCCGTCATTCTTTTCTTGAGTGTCAACAGACGGCTCATTTTTTCCGGTGGTATCTTCAGAAGTGTTTTGCAGAATAGCATTCGAACGATATACTTTTCCCCAACAGTGGGGACATCTTACATAATTCATAAGGTCTTGTAGACCCTTTTGAGAAAATTCTTTCTTTTCTGATTTGACAGAATCAATAAGAGAAATTACTTGGGTTCTAATCTCCGGAGTGAGCTTCTCCATTTCTTCCCTTACAATGTCCTGTGTTATCCATCTCTGATAATCAGCAGCATAATCTAATACCTGTTGGGCAAAGGTATGCTCTGTTTCTGCATCATAATCAAATTGATGACCACAATGAGGACATGAGACAACGGCACCACCGTTGAGGCTCTTCAATAATAAACTTAATTCCATATCGTATCCTTTTAAACGTTCATCACTATATCCATGCTGCAAGAACGCTTTCCGAACGAAATCAACAGCCTCCTTTACCTGGTCGGCAGTAGCAGACTTAATATTCACAAGGAAAGTCTGGGGATTACTCCCCCAACTTGTCAATGTTGAATATTCCATCATACGCCATTCAAGCACTTTACAGGGATCAACAGAATCTCTTTTAATGGCCTTGACCCCAATAGAATGCTCAAGTGTTCTGCCATTCTCTGCAAACAGTTTATAATCAGCTAACGTATCACGGCCGATCTGTTTTTCAAGATTTAACTGACCGACCATAACCAAATTACCTTCTGTTTCCTTACCACTCAACGGAACACCTAACAACTGGTCTGTACGATGATTCAGGAACCAACGCATCCGACCAATATTTTCTTTCAATGTCTTATTGAATGAGCCGGGCATAGATATGTCATTTTGTGAGTCCTTCACACCGATACCGTTCACCGCAACGGTAACGATACCCTTCTCATCAACATCATTTGCCTTTGTCTTGTACTGAAGGCTTTTGATTTTCTCTTCCATCTTTTTCATCTCCACTTTTAGTGTTAAAAACTCGATTTACTTTATCCAGTTCCTCATCTGACATATCAAATTTCAATTTGTCAAACAAGGGATTTTCTATCATACTTTCGCCTATTTGGGCACGCCAGTCATTGAGTGTTATAAGCCCACATGAGAATTGTTCACGACAACGTTTATTTATATTTGTCTTTACGTCCTCGGATTCTTTCAATCCTTCCTGCAAACAATCAACATCAGAGAAATCACAATCCAAATAATATCCACCTCCTTCAAGACCAAGGAAAGCTGTAAAATCCTTGCAGAATTGTTTGGCCATAGGAATAACAGTTGAACAATATACGCTCTTTTCAGCAGTAGCCTGATTGCTAAATGTGGACTGGTCTTTTCGCGGAACAAGAACGGCAGGGATGCCGTATGCCCCTGCAATATTTATTGCATCAGCCAAAGTCTCTTCAAACGGCTGTAACTCTGCAATAGAAAGATTAGTACGAACAAAGTCAATGTCTGCATCTGAAATACCATAAGGTACCTGGCCCTTCCTTACACCATACTTCTCAAAATTTTGCTTCAAAAGCTGTTCCTTTTCATCGTCAGTCAACGCTATTGAACCGGTAGCATCAGTTTTCTTACTTACAATAAAGCCCAATCCACCCCGCTTTACATAAATCACATTTCTAGCTTCATATACAGCTATTAGATTTGACATTGGCTTATTTTGGGAAGCAAGACGACTTTTGGACTTCAAGAACATAGCCCCTGAATAGAACTCTGCACTTCCGTCTCTATCATGCCATATTTGGTATGGAGGAATTTCCAAACTACCATTCCAACCATACTCCAAACGATAGCTACGAATAATATCTTCTGTTTGGGCAATGCCAAACAATGGCATATTCCCGTAAACAGGTTCTACAATAGTCTTATCAGAAGGTAGCACCCAATAATTATCGCAATATCTCCATTTTTCAGCTGTAGAAAAGACATCAGGCATAGCGGCACGAATAAAGCTATTCCCTGTACACAATTTATAAATATGGTGCTGATAAATCAATTCTTTCCAACGCATCAAACAATTAGGACGACTAAGTATGCCATTCATTCGTTTATTCGCCCATACTATACTGTCATCCTTAGTTTTCTTCAATTGAAAATTAGCACCTGCAATTCGCGATGCAATATAATCGATCGGGAAAAAGACTTCAGGTATCGTACTGAATAGCGTTAGATAGTTACTGCCCGCTACAATAGGACTAGTAAGGTCCTCAATGTATGCAACTGACCATTTTTCAGCCTTGCCACTTTGAGTATCTATATCCTTATTTTCAGATGAAGTAACTATTTCAACTTCACCTTTAGTCTTAGATTTCTTTCCAAATAGATTATCAAAAAAAATATTCATTGGGTTCCTTTTTGAGCAAAACTAAGTAAAAAGGAAAACCGTTTTCCAAAACACTAAAATCTTGAAATTACGAAAACATAACTCCAACGATATAACACACTTATTTTCAATCACATATAACACAATTCAATTCAAACCTAATTTTACAACGAACTGTACTAGCCCACTCAAAACAGCACTAGCCTCTTTTGTTTCACTATCTTTATTATAGTCCATCAGGTTATTCATGAAGGCAACATATTCCGTATCAGATTCTACTTTTGATGCAGAAAAAAGAATACTATTTTTCACATAATCAGATGTTGCAGCAATACGCTTGTCTACATCCGGAAACTCTTTCATTACACGAATCTCCTTGTTTGTACTAGAACGGAGTTCCCGGATAAAAGGGAAATAAGCATCCGTACATTCAATTACACATGAATCAGATTCATGGGACAAAATAGAAGAACGTATATCTTCTGTTGAAGTAGTTTCCATAAATACGACATCAACAACATGCCATTTATTTCCACATCTAAACGCTTGTATAAGGACAAATTTCCCATTAACATTCGGCATCACATATAGAATCTTCTTAGTGTATTTACATTCGGTATCTGGATTGAAGAAATTAATAGTGCCATTACAAGCATACAAGTTTCTTTTTCGCCGGTTACTAAACTCTATATACTGCTCACTACACAAATCCACAACGACATATCGGAACGTATCAGACAGGTGCCCGTGCTCCTCATAAGTCTGCAAGGTAGTTTTATTCTTGACCTTAGTTTTAAGAATGGCACCGTTAGCATCTTTCTGTACGCTCATGTAGTCCTCAATAGATACCGAACATGATTCGTCAATGTATATCTCTATACCGGGAACAGTACAATCAAAGATAGCATTGATAAACTCACCAGTCATTGCGACACTCGGATTCTTGTTGCCTACCTTATCTTCAATCTCGAACCCTTCTTTCTGCAATGTGTCTATGAATAAGTCCATCCAGGAACGCTTCTCATCGTCAATGCTGTTTGCCGCTTTCGTTGATGCATCACCATGTACATATAACCTATCAGAATATTGGATAGATTTCAGATACTTTGCAACAAGTTTGGAGGCTTTCTTTACTGTATTGTTTGGGCTTTCAGCGCACGTTTCATGGAATTGCCAAACCTTGGTACCAGTTGTGAAATCGACCTGCCAATATGATACACTGATATACGGAAGCACGTTGTTATCGACAGAGATATGAATAGGTAAGTCCGGAACATACTTATGTTCACCGGAATGTTTGCCACGATTGAAGGAACCGAAGAACTCACTACCGGTACGAATGACACCCCATTCTCCCAATGCGTACACATTGTAATAGTCCGGATCGTGAACTCTATCATACTCAAAGTCGGCAACACATTGCTCATCATAGAAACCATACGCACCGTCAGGACTACCGACCACCCAAAAATTATTCAAATAGGTAGATTGGATAATAACTGTATTAGGTGCCTGTTCCTCGATTTGCTTAGTACGAAGATTAAGTATTTGCCTGGGTGCATTCTTCTTTACGGATTTGACCTTGGTAAGTTCTTTCGGCAACTCTTTGCCGGCAATGGTAACCGTCATCGGTACATCATGCCATTTATCTTTATCAATAAACTCTTTCTTTATCCAATGGCTTTCACTAATCGGGTTGAAGGTACAAATAATCTGCTGCCCTTTCTTACCACGCAAACGCTTACGTAGCTGCTTGAAATCCGGATGCTCGAACTCTGACCATTCCTCTAACTGAACTCGCTTATAGTTAGAGATACCTTTTATCTTCTCCGGATCGTCAAGACCGGAGAAATCTATCTTCGCACCATTTACCAGACATTTAATAGTATTCTGTTGAAATTTGAACAAATGGGAGATGCCAAGACCGATCGCAGCGACCTTATAATCTTCATAAATGGTTTTGAGAATAGAAGCTCCTACCTTACGCATGACAAGAGTGTTCTCACCATCCTGTAATGTCTGTATCAGTATTGTTTGTGCCACACTATACGACTTACCGGAAGATGAACCTCCATAGAGAATGATAAAACGGATAGTCTCATCATTCAAGTACTTCAATAGATAGAATCCGTTAGGATTTAGCTTCTTATAATTTATAACCATATTGTTCTAAAAGTAAGGTTTCTCCGTAGGATGAATACCGGATTTTGCAGTTCAAATTGTTCTATTCTTCCGAATTCTCATTATCTTCAAATCCGATACGAAGTTCACCGACTTTATTTCCGTCTCCACCTTTGATGTTGACATTCTTATCGGCTTCCCATCCATTCCAGGCACCAAGAATCCGGGCGGCTTCTGTCTTGCCGTTGAACTCATAATTAACCACTCCTCTATTATTCTGAATCTTCTTCAACGCATTACGGGCACGCTTTGGAAGTTGGGACGGACTTCTCATCTTTGTTTTCCCGGTAACAGGGTCTACATAATGTAAATCATCGGGATCAGCGAGTACAATATCCATTAATACCTTTTCGACCGTTTTCCTCTCTACTTCAGTCTCTTTCGCCCTCTGTTGCTTAATCTCACTTATCCTTGCACTAACCTTGCTATTGGCTAACAATCTGCTAGCAGCACTCCAAATCGTTTCAGGTTTCATCTCTGACGCATCATAAGACATCCTATATGCTTCACTAGCATTACCTTCTGTATCAACGTAGTATTTACAGAATTTCTCTTGCTTGAATGTTAATGGTTTCTCTTGCTTTCCCATATCAATTGTTATTTATTCCTACGAGAAAAAGAAGCTGCTCTCTATCCTTTAAAAGCTCATAGGTGGCAAGCAGTGTGCTGCCAGTTGTTAATATGTCATCATACACTATTATTTTCTTTTCCTTTATCGGACGAAGAAGAAAGAATTCCGGATTCAATCTATCTTTAGTTAGGCACTGGATTGCATTCTCATAGAATGGTATTTTCACCGCCCCAGCTATTTTTGTGCAGATAGAGGTTGAAAAATGAAAGCCCTCGTTGTGTCTCCGTCGCGGTGTGGTGACTATACACCATCCTTCATATCCCCCTACTATGAAGCGGTGGAGAAACTCACACGCTCTCTCTGCAAAGAATGATGCAAGTTCCTCCGACTGTTTAATTTCTGAAAAGCTGGTACCAGTCTTGGAACGAGTGAACTGGGAGATGTAATAGATATCACCCTTTTTATGAAGTGACACCTTTTCTCTCAAATCACATAACCGTTCCTGATGAGACCAGCTCTTACATTTCACCGCTTCCGGCTTATCCCAGTCATCAATACGACATATCTTTCCCTTTCTTTTCATCAAAAATCTTCTTTACTCCATCCTCGACAGATGTATAAGACAAAGGTACTAAATAGATATCCCGGTTCACCGACTGCTCTAAATTGTCAAAATCCCGTTTTTCATTAATTAGCTCAATTTCAAGCGGTTTGTAGTATTTTACTAAAGAAGCAAAATACATAGTAGTCACAGGTTGGACGTTACAAATATTGATAAGCTGCCGGTTACAGCCCACCGCATAAATAAGCCCTTCGACGACATCATCTATGTAAGTGAAGCACCGGATATTCTGACCACAATTGTATAAAGACACGTTTTCCTTTTCTATCAGGAACCAGAGAAGAGTTCTTTTTCGCGGATTAGGTCCATATACATTATGCAGCCGGCACCCGGTCGCAGCCTTACAATAGATAGATGCATACTGTTCATCGAAATACTTGCTTATTCCATACATGGAAGTGGTATTCTCCGGATTCGCCGTTGACGAACTAGCGTATACTAACTTCACATGATACTGGTTACATGCATCAGCTACTCGCATGAAAGTATCAATGTTATCCTTCCTGATCTGTTCCAGGTTTCCATTAAACACACTAGTTTGCGCCGCCAAATGGAACACACAATCAATACCCCCATTTTTCAGGAGCTCACATACTTTTGTGGCTTCAGTACCAGACTTTCGATCAAGTCCTATGACTTCAACACCTCTTTTTGTCAATTCGCGGCAAAGGGCTTTTCCTATAAACCCCTCACTGCCGGTTACAATCATTCTTCTCATCATCACAAAAAAATAAAGGATATATCAAACTCTCGTATATCCAAATTCAACATATTGTTAGTAAAAAACTCAAAAAAACATTAACTTCAAAATAGAATACACTACATTTGTAGCTGTATAAAATATAAAATCAAATAAAATGAAAAGACCGCAAATAGATATAATCAAATACGCATTAATTGCAACAGCCATATTTACTCTAATATTAATATTAGTATATGTATATAGATTTCATCACGGACTGTCCTATAATCATAATGATTTTGCTGATTTCGGCAGTTATTTAGGTTCAATTACAGGATTACTTGCTTTCATTGGAGTACTTTATACAATAAAAGACTCACAAATAAATAGACAAATTGATAATGAAAGGTCAACATTTTATAATTTGTTGGGATTATATCAGCATCAAGTCGACACCAACAAATATACTGAACACCAAATTGAGAAAACAGGAATTGAAGCATTCAAAGCATACGCACATGAAGCGCGTTCATTATTCTATGCTTATGTAATATATCATTTTATAAAAGATGGAGAAAAATTTCCATCAGAATTAACACAAGTCAGTAAGTTAGACGAGCAAGCATTTCTGGAGATTTATACTAAGTTTGGAGTTCATTCAACTACAGAATTAAATGTATTATTAAAAAGTAGGGATCCCAAATATTATTACGATACTATATACGAAATAAAAGGCATAATAATGTCAAGCAAAATTCATGAAATGTATCGTATAATTGTTGCATCAATCTGTAATAGGATTTGTATAGAAAAAAGATACCAACAGCTCTATAAGTTCATAAGAAATGTCGGAGATTATTTATATGGGCAATATGGACAATATTTAGGGCAATACCATAGAAACATATATTATCTGTTGGATTCAATCCAAAATTTTAAATACCCCAATGACTATTCTAAAATATTTAGAGCACAATTATCCTCAGATGAGTTAACAGTCATACTATTCAATTCAATGAGCTCGCAATCAACTCTCAAAACAATTTCTTTATTAAAGAAATTTGATATATTCAATAACATTATTGCCCTCGAACTTCCTATATCTGGATATGATACAGAAAAAGAAATCGTAATTCAGACTATTAACTCTCTTTTTCATGAATTTATAGCTGATTCTACAAACAAATGATTATATACCCAATTATTATATTTATTGTAACTGTACAAGAATATAGGGAAAAGAGTGGTTGTATTATTCAACAGTTTCCTCTATACTTCCGCATTCAGAACGTTCAATTTCTACTTATTTGATACCAAGATAATCCCAAAAAGAAAGTCTACCTTTTACATTCTCAATAGGACTTTCAAAAAGTATTGGATTAGCTAATACCCAGTTATAAACTTCTTTTTCAGCCCAGATGGAAGAATGATTCTGTACACAATCCACTATCTCAATGCTACCGATAATGGAGCCTGTACAAAAACTAAAATCTTTCCACTCTTTGTTTTCCGGTAATGCCAATAACTGCTCATTGGTAAGTATTGAATCATAGAAATTATCGTAATTCAAAGGTTTACCGCTTGCATGAATCAGTACCCTCTGCCCTAAATATTTCTTAGGACACGGCCAAGTACGGTTCTCAATGTCTTTAATACCGTGGACTATCAAAGAGGCCCACGGTTGTTTTATTGTTATTGCTTTCATTTCTATTCTTTATTCCTCCAATAGTTTTAGCAGTGATTTTTTATACTCGTCTATTTCCTTAATAGCATCTTCTTGACCTGATTTTGCATCATTTATCATTAAATCTGCTACTCCCTCCATTATTTCATCCTTATGCCTATTCAGATATTTGATAAAGTATTCCTGCATCAAATCAGTATCCATATTTGCTATATCCGAATATGTGTCTCCACTTCCATAACTGTCAGAAAAAGAAGAATAACAAAGATT